ACCGAATGTGCCCACATGGCAGCATCATCATGCGTGTATTATGAATACGACGGCTGCGAACACAGGATTTCCCCAAGCACTGATCGAACAAGCGACGAAAGATTACTTGGAAGGGACACTTGATACGATGCGAACGCGTACAGATTTAAAGACACTTTCGATTGAGCAGATCCTGAATGGACAAGATGGTGTGCGCGGTTTAGAACCGATGAATAAAAAGACGTCTGCTGGTTTCCCATATTTCCAATCTAAAGCAAAGTTGTTTGGTGCTAAGGATGGGGAACCCCTTGAGATCACGCCAGATATATTGAATGATTACACTGTTAGTGAGCGAGCGTGGTCGGAGAATAAGAGATCATATGAGATATTCCATCAATCACTAAAGGATGAACCAGTCAAGAAAACTAAGACGGTGACGCGTACTTCCAATGCTCAAATCTCAATCTCACCATTGCGTTGAGGAAATATTTCCTCCCACTGGTTACTGAGCTCATCACTAAACCAGATGTATATGAATTGGCAGTTGGATGCAATGCGGAAGGACCAGAATGGCATGTATTGATGTTGATAATTTCTAAATATGGTGATGAAAGAATAGTAGCAGGAGATTACAAGAATTACGATCAAAGGATGAGTAGTCAAGTGATTTGTGCTGCTTTCAACATACTGATTGAGTTCGCCGCAGCTGTGGGATACGCACATGAGGATTTGGACATGATGAGAGCAATTGCAACGGAGGTGATTTACCCAGTTATACATATGAATGGTGATATTTTCAAGTTGTTTTCATCGGTTACGTCTGGTAATAGTTTAACTACCATCATTAATTGTATTTGCAATTCTCTTTTACATAGGATGTGTTATTTTGGTCTGGCCCAAAGGTTTCATTTAACCGTGCCGCCCTTTAAGATTGTATGTAGCCTTCTCACTTATGGTGATGATTGCGCCGATTCCGTACGACCTGGGTTTGACTGGTTTGGACACACCAATAGACAAATGTTTTTTGAGGATTTTGGTATAGTGTATACTATGGCGGAGAAAGATCAGGTGTCGAGACCTTTTATCTCTCTTAGTGAACTTAGTTTTTTTAAAGCGAAAACCGGTATACAACAGCGACACAGGATTGATGATGGCTCCTTTAGACGAGTATTCCATATTCAAGAGCTTGCAGTACCTCACACGTAGTATTCTCACGCCAGAAGAAAGTGTAGGAGTCAATGCTGATAATGCACTGGCAGCGTGGTTTCAACATGGTAGAACCATTTACGAGGCCCGCTCTGCAATACTTAGAGATGTATTGAAGAAGCACGATTTGTACCATTTCTCAAAATGGGCTGATAGAACGTATGATGACTTTTTGAAAGAGTGGAAAGTGAAGTACCAGGAAGGATTGCCTGCCATCTGCCTGGAACACCCTGGGCGTAAAACACAAGAGTGTGATGACGGTATTGATTACGACGCGCTATTAGCAGTGAAGTTAGGCAATATGCTCGGCGCTTACCGTTGTGAAGCAATCTCGCCGGTCGAGATACCCCTATTTAGGGGAGGTGATGCTGACCACAATACTTCTAGCATATTCCAAGCCGGTACATGCTTGGGATCATGTGAATGTAACAATTTGTATCCAAAACAACACAAAGACAAACATCGCATGATGAGCCCCGTACCAGAAATGGACGGAAAGGAAAGGGCTCAGCTAGTTGGTGACGTTACTCTTAAAACGTCACACCCTAAGATGGTAAAGCAGCAGTCTCAGAGATCGCTATTTAAGCCATTAAGCAAACA